GTATTGAGGTAAAATAAAACCACCTAAGTTTTGGGCGTAAAAATTATTTGATAATATCGGGCAGTGCCTTTAATTGTAGATAGATTGTAGATAGATTGTAGATAGAGAGTATGACTAAAAAACTAAAAATACACTATTTATAACCAAATAGGATAGTAATATGAAAACGATATCACAAAACCGACAAAGATACAGTATATCCGGTGATAGGATGGAATGGAAGATATCCTCTTCACCATCAGTAACACCATTAGTATACCGTTTTGGTACACCTCTAACGGATATAAAGCCTATATTGGAAGCAGATGGGATAGTTGTACGTATTGGTAATCAACATTTGGTATCACCTAAAACCTTAGCAGATGTGCTCGATTCTCAAAACCCACACTATGATTGGGTAGCAAACGGTACGATACGGAATAGAAGTATAGGTAAAACCATACCCATTATCGATTTAGATTTAAGTGGATTGAAAGCCGTTGGTGAGGGTAGGATAAGGAGTAATTCAATAGCAGGAGTGAGTGGGGTTACCTATACTTACAATGATACCGAAACAATTGATGGTATACCAAAAGGATTGTTAAAGCAGATTAATTGGACTCTAACGGATTCGACTACCAAAGGATTAGATACGTTTTCGATTATAGACCTGTATTCTATGGTATCAAAGGAAGAGTACTCTATACGTAAGTTAAATGTAGAAACCCTACAAACGGATGGTAGATTAGATAAAGTAAAATTTAAACAATTTATGGTTTCGGTAGCGGATAGGTTAAAGGTATTACGGGGGGATTTTAATACCATAAAGGATATATTCTTTGATGGTAAGGGAGTGAGTGAGCTGAAATCCTTAACCGTATCCAAACTCGCCACAACCACAGATTCAGATGAAGATGGATTCAGTAGAGTACGTAAGAGTACCGAACTAATTGATATACAACCGATTCCCTTAACTGGTGGGTAATGAAAATAAAGGTATTTAATAAAAGAATAATGACACCACTTAAATGTGGTAGTACATTTTTAACTTCGATTTATGGTGATGATTATACTGAATACGGTGATCATGAAATAAATTCATATCTTAGAATAGAAGAAGTGGATACCATTATAGTACGGCATCCACTCTCTCATTTAAAAGTAGCGTTACATCAGGAACTGTTTGGTCACATAATTAATGATAACGTATCCGATTTATCAAACGAAATATTACGGAAGTATATTGATTCATTTATATCAATGGAATATGGGATAGGTCGTGCAACCCATTGGTCTACATTTTTATACAAAAGGCTTTTTTTGTACTGGAAACAAAATAAACAGTATACTGATGTAATTGATATACAAAATCTAACCGAATTTTTAATAAAAAAAACAAATAAAGAACTAATACACAATAGAAATTTATATGGGTTTTCAATTGAAAGTACAAAACATTGGAAAGATAATGAAAGTCTATATGAGCACATTTCAGCAACGTTTCCAGCCCATCATCGGGAATTGATTAAACACTTAGATGATGAGATTGTATTTTATAATTTATTAGTAAACTCAAAAACAACTAACTCAATTATATAATGAAAAATAATACCAAAAATAATACACTATCTAACGAACTATCTAAATGGGTAGATTGGTTAGAAGGATTTGGGGTCGGTATGCGAATTTTTTCATTTGGCATGTTATCCATAATGGGAGCGAGTACACCGTTCCTATTAATGTGGATTATAAATTCAGTTGATGCCGTACTTTTAGTATGGTGTGCATACAAACGGGGTAACCGACCATACATCCTCTTAAATGCCTTTTGGTTAGTTGTTGGGTTGATTGGAATTTGGACTTCGATGTGGGGCTCTCCTTTTACAATTCATTAAATAGGGGTTATGGAATGGATGTGAGTATTTACAATAAGGAATGGATTGTACCTGCTAAATGTGGTAGTAGGTATTTAGATGAATTATTTGGTACAACTACACAATATAACTCAAACTTTGGTGGTGTAGAATACTCCACACCAAAACACGCCAAATGGGAGAGTGAGATATCCAATACGGGTTTTAAAAAACTGGCAATCCAATCCGAATCACTACAACATTACGGATTTTTACCCCTTACCCATATCGTACTTCGTTCACCACTATCACACCTACATTCCGCCCTACATACCGATTTATGGGCACATACTGGGTATTGGATACCCGGAATTGATAATCGGGTTGGTATTGATGAAATTGAAGATGTAAACCCCCATTTTTTGGAAACCTTATTAAAGTATACGGATACCGGCACTGGTCATTATTCACCTACCTTATATCAAAATGTATGGTACTTACTACAAAGGAATCGAGGGATTGAGATAATCGAATTGAGTGAACTTACTTCACTTTGCGAATTGAGTGGATACCAAAAGGTATACAACCCCAATGAATATAATTGGATAGCGGATAGTAGTGATATTACCCGCGAAGAATTGATTGGATACATCGTTCGTACTTACCCAAAGATATGGGAGAGGATATTGGATTTACATACATCCGATTCACACTACTATAATTCTCTCAATCATCTCTATACGTATCCAATCATCCGTCCGTTTGTACCACCACCGCCTCCTAAACAAAAACTTATATAATATGAAATGGTTGATAACCTGTTTTTTATCCGTAGTGGTACTTTTCCTTACCACCACACTACTATTGGTATCGGTGGTATGTTATTATCCTATTTGGCTATGGAACTCACGTAGGTGGTAAATATACTCATCACTATCCGAAGGTGGCGCTGGTGTGATATTACGGAGCGTGGGGGATGGGATGCAACTATCAATAGAGATATAAAAATTTTCTTAAAAACGAATAGTCCCCCCTACCCCCGCCACCTTTTTGTTTCAAATCGTACGTTTATGTAATTATTATATATTTATATATATAAAACGGGTTATGAATATTACGGTATTAGATAAGTTAGAAAAGGGGTTTATTAAGTTTGATTGGGGAAGGTATATCAATCGATATCATTTAACTACCAAACAGTTAGAAAGGATAATTGATAAAATTGAAGCCTTTGCCGAAAACGATACCGCATCCGAATTAGTCCTATTTAAGTTAGATTCCCAACCTATTTATATTACAGTCACTGCGGATACCTATGGGTTATTATTGGATTGGATTACCAAACGATTATTACTAACCGAAGATTATGAATTATGTAGTAGGATAGTATTATTAAAAACTAAATTATAGTATATTTATACATAACAAAAACGAAATAAGATATTATGAAAACAGTACTAATAGGTTCAGATTTTATGTATGATAAAGATGGTGTGTTAAAACCCATTGAAATTAATACTAATGTCGGAATTACTAAACATCCTTTAGAAAATATTGATGATACATTCGATACAACGTATCTTGAAGAGTTTGTTACTCAAAATGGATTTGCAAAAATAGATTATGTAGGGCCTACTATATCAATTAAAGATGTATTTGCAAGCATGTCCATCGATTTAGGTATTGATTTTGAATTTCATCAGACCACATGGAATTCAATAACTATACCTTACATTGAAGATACTGATACTAATTTGATTATTAGAAGTGCATATGATACTACTGCGTTAGTTGATGATTTATATTGTAGAGATAAAATTGGATTCTTAAATTTAATTCAATCCGAATCATTTGGGGCACAGTTTGCATATCTAAATGAAGAGGATGAATTGATAAGTAATATTACTACAATACCAGATAATGGTGTACATCCGAACTTTATTTTGAAGGCAAGGTATCCATCATATGATAAAGCAGTATACCCTAAACTATATAAAGTTACCACTCAATCAGAATTAGATACCGTATTACAAAATGTTACGGATGAGTATTTTATAATGGAGTATTATTACAATCCTACGTATAATATAAACGGTAAAATAACTAAAAAAAGAAGTCTAAATATACTATACCCACCAACATTACAATCCATTCCTTTTGGAAAATACACCGATACCACTACACAAAAATTAATAAATACACCAGAATACGATGCTACTACATTTGAATTAGTTGATTATTTAAGAGATGGGTATATAACATCAATTGAATTTATTATTAATAAGCCAAAATTATTAGATACTGATTTAGTGCAAATGGGTGATGGTACATTCAAGACTGGGTTAGATTTACAAGTTGGTGATATTATTAGAACCATAGATATACCAAACGCTAGTAATATAGATAGTGTAACTGAAACGGCAGATTATCTAATAGATTTGGATACTTTCATTTCCGGCTCAACTTATTCTACCAACGCGGTTACCGCAAAACAACGGATTGATGTTAGTGCTGATATTGTAGAAATAATATTTACCGATAGCAGTACGTGGGAAGATACGGAATCATCGTATTATTTAGTTGAAAGAGACAATGCGGTTAGGTTTATATCGCTTGACGATTTAGTAGGAGGTGATTTAGTCTTATTAATTGATACATCGGATAATACTAACGTTAAAGTTGTACCTAAATTAGTCGAATCTACTACAATTGTAAGAAAAGAATTTTCTGGATGGATAATAACAGTAGAACGTAGACACTTATTTTTAACAGTTACCGATAGTAGTACTCAAAATTTATCATTTGCCGCAATTGAACATAATGCTGGTGTAGGAGAAGGTTGTTCGGGTAAATATAATCAAGGTTCGTGTGGAACAGGCGGATGTTCCAATGGCGCGTATTGTGACGGTTCAACCTGCCGCATTTGTTATCAGTAATTAAAAAAAATATTATGAACGAAGAAACTCAACAAATGAACGATGTAATGACGGCAATAGGTTCGTTAATTGTATCAGTAAACAGTTAAAATTCATTTACAATGGATGTTATAGAAATAATCAATGCATGGAAAATTGCTAACAATCCCACGCCCAATCAGGAAAAATTAGCAGCATTACGTGGTAAAATATGTGATGGGTGTCCATCAAAAAAAGTTATAACTAAAAAATTAAAACTCGCAGCTATATGCAATCAGTGTGGGTGTCCAATATCAAAGAAAATATTTACCCCTAAATTTAACGCATGTCCGTTGGGTAAATGGGAAGAGGTTGATACCCCTTATATCAAAGAAAAAAAATCATCAACTCTAATATAATATGTCCTTATTAATCAATGATGATTTGATATGGATTTCAGTTCCTAAGTGTGCATCACTATCAATTGAACATGCATTAATAGATTCAGAGTTAGATATTAAACTATTTTTAGAATATAAATACAATCTACAAAAATTAAATAGACACATGCACTTTGAAAGACATTTGTTATTTAATGAATTTGGAATTAGACCGACATTGTGTATAACAAGAAATTGGTTTGATAGGTGGATAAGTGCGCTAGAATTTATATGGAGGCGTATATTAAATACAAATCTTACTCCAATTGTTCAATGGGATGAAATTGATAATAATTTTATATATAAAACTTTTGATACTGATTTTTATAAAAAATTACATTATAGTAATTTTCAGTATGATGAACTTTTTAAAAAACTAAATACGACCCCGGAAGATATTAACAATAGTATAGCATCGCCAGTATTGTCGGTATTATTATCACAAAATTATTGGAAAGAAAACCAACCATGTACATATGAGTTTGATATAAAAGAGCTTCATAAATTTGAAGAATTTATACAAAAACGATATGGGGTTTCTTTTAATTTAGAACATTTAAATTCAACACCAAAAATAAAGAATAAAATAGAAATAAATGATGAACTAAAAAATCATTTATGGAATGTATTTGAAAAACCATTTGAAAAACGAAATTCATTAATTTAATTATATAATACTAATGAAAGGTAATGAAGAACTAATAATAACAAATGATTATATAAAATTATCAACTGATAATGATACTAGTGCGGTTATGCATATTGGTGAACGGTCTCTGATGAATAAATTGGCTGAAATTGTTACTCAAAATGGTGGTGATATTTTGGAAATAGGATTTGGTATGCATCTTTCAGCAGATGCTATACAATCCAATCCAAATGTAACATCACATACTATAATAGAAAATCATCCAGAAATATACAATTCAGCCTTAGAATGGGCAAAGAAAAAACCAAATACAAATATAATCTTTGGTGATTGGGTTAATATACTACCATTACCAAATATAAAATTTGATGGAGTTTTACACGACACTCATTTAGACCCAAATATTTCACAATTTTTAGATTATGTAAAAGATAATTGTAAAATTGATACAATTGTTGGATTTTTTGAATATCGTGAATTTAATAGTAAAATGGATGGTTACAGATATAATATACCAGAAGAAGAATATAAAAGCATCCCATATAAAAAAAATAAAGCTTTTTCAATTAATCAATTCGAATTAAAATATACCACATTTAACGGAACTAATTTTTATAAAAAATCTAAAATTAAAAGTTTGTTATAAATAATAATAAAATATAACATGGTTGATTTAAATAATTATACTAAATGGAATACCATATTATAAAAGCAAAGGGGCATCCGGGTGGTGTAAAAATAAATCTTGAAGAAAATGTTTTTACTTTTTTTGATTATGGTGGCCCTGGAAATAGAAACCCATCAACGATAAAACTCATAATAGACGGACTAAAATCAAATGAAGAAGTTTTTTATAATAAAAATTTAGGAATGGTAATCAATACATCTGACCATATTATTGAAAATATAATTGGTTACGCTCACTCAACCGATAAATATAAAACCATTCCTTGTTTTACATTTGATGGTTGGAGACAAATTGGCATAGAAAGTTTTGAAAATACAGTAAATGAAATAAAAATACAAGCAAATAATACACCAACTATAAATAAACTATTTTGGTCTGGCGCGGTTCATCCACGTTTATTACCTAGAATTTTATACCAAGCAATTGCTATAAATTATCCAAATTTGGTAGTATGTAATCGTATTTTATACATACACAAAAATACCCAAAAAAAAATAAAAATTAATAATTTTGTTCCATTAGCAGAACATTGTAATTACAAATACCTAATTGATATTGAAGGTATTGGTTGGTCTGCTAGATTAAAATTTTTATGTTTTACTAAACGAGTATTGTTTATAAATGAAAGACCTTATCAAGAATTTTGGATGGATGGTTTAGTAGATGGCGAAAATTGTATTATGGTAAAAAGAGATTTATCTAATTTAATTGAAAAGCTTGAATATGTAGAAAGTAATCCGGAACTGTATAATAAATTATCAAATAATTTGTATGAGTTTGCTGAAAAAACATTCACAAAAGAAAATATAAATAACCATATCGTAGAAGTATTTAAAAAAAATATATTTTATTCAAATAGTCAATCTGAAATTAAAAGTTTAATATAATGAAAATTGATTTAAAAAATTACATATGTAGTGTTCCATTTAATTCATTAGAAATACATAATAATGTTTGTTTTGTATGTTGCCCATCATGGTTACCAAATAAAGTTGAACTTAGTGAGATACCCCTAAAAGATGTTTACAATAGTGAACCAATAGTTGACATACGAAATTCTATATTGGATGGTTCGTTTAAATATTGTAATAAGGAACTTTGTCCGTATTTAAGTAAATTAGTAAACTATGGCGTGGCATCTGGCCCTGTTGGCATAAAATCAAATTCAAATATTAATAGTCCAATTGTAGAAAATAATACGCCCGATTATTTAGTAATGAATTTTGATAGGACTTGTAATTATAAATGTCCATCATGTAGGGTAGATTTGATAGTAGAAAATAGTAAAGGAATTAAACGGGTTGAAAAAACAATAGAGGATATTGATAATTATTTTTCACAAAATGTTAAAACTCTTTATATTACCGGTTCAGGTGACCCATTTGTTTCGGTTGGGTTTAGAAATTATTTAAAAAATTTTAATCCTAAAAAATATCCAAATCTAAAATCAATACACTTACATACCAACGCCTCAATGTGGAATAAAGAAATGTGGGATTCAATGCCTAACGTACATAAGTATGTTCGTACCTGTGAAATTAGTATTGATGCAGGGACGCGGGATACTTACGAAAATAAAACAAGATTGGGTGGTGATTGGGAAAATTTAATGAATAATTTAAAATTTATTAGTACCTTACCAAATATGAATGTAAAAACTTCGTTTGTTGTACAAGATAGTAACTATATGGAAATGGAAACATTTTATAATTTAATGTATTCAATATTTGGTAAAAAAGTAAATGTGTTTTTTGGTAAAATTACTAATTGGGGAACATTTGGTGAAGGTGAATTCAAATTAAAACAGGTATGGGATACGGAACATTCAGAACACCATTTGTTTAAAAAAGAATTTAATAAAGTATGGAAAAACACAAATCTATTTCATAATCTATATGAGTTCATTGATTCCACACATACATCGTTGATATGATATTAAAAGAAAAAATCTTATTTAGTAAAGAGGAGTCTGAATTTATAGTATCATATAACGAAACACATATCACAAATTGGAGAATGAGAGATAGAAATTATAATTCACAACCAATTAATTATTCATTAGAAACCAATTGGTTATTTGATAAGTTGAAGGATTTTGTGGAAAGGGAAACAAACATTGAAATCAGAACAATAAAAAAAACGATACATTTTCATAAATTTATGAAAGGTGATTGGTTCGGAAAACATAATGATGTTAGAGATAATAGATTATATGCTGTGGGTGTCCTATTAAATGATGGTTTTGAAGGTGGTGATTTTAAATTATACAATCCAAATGAAATAATATTAAATAAAGTTATTGGGAATACATATTTATTTGATGTAAGAATAGACCACGAAATAACCCCAATTTTAAAAGGTGAACGATATTCTTTATTGTGGTTTTTAGAAAACGAACATATAAAAATAGAAACAAATAAATTGATATAATGTTGGATTATATACTATATAAAAATAGTTTAGCAATTGCATCGGATATAATACCATTATTGGTAATTAATTTAGATACAATAGATGCCAACATCCCAATAATTAATCAATGTATTGGCTTGTTTAATTCCCAATTAGAATGGGATGGTATGTTTACTATAACAGAAGCAAGAAGACGCGTTGTGGGTGGTGATACTATGTATGTTGGAATAGATAGTGAAGTATATTCATATTTATGGGTAAATTCTAATCCTAACTATTATTTTATATATAATGTATTTTCAAATAATATACGAAATAATCCTAATTACACCGGAAAAGATTTACTATATTCAGTAATCAAATCCTATCTTTTAGACAAAGATTGTAAATGTAAAATAGATGAATGGAATATACACTCAATTAATTTATTTAAAAAATTGGGATTTATTCAGAGCAATATATAAATATATTTGGTATTTTGCCATATTTTTCGTATATTAGTATATGATAATACTCCCACAAACCGCAATAACAGATTCTAGTTTTGATAGATGGAAATCACATAGAATTGAAGTAAATAATAAATTTGAAAAATACTACTACCATATAATCCCACTGATTGATGTCGGCGCTAATGAAATCGAAAAGATTGATTCAGTGCCTATTATAATTTCATCAGCTTCCGATGAATATTTGGATTCTGATGGAAACCCTACTTACAATATGAGATTATTTGTTTCAGACGATGATGGTGATATTGATGAGTTGCCACCAATAACTACGGAAGAAGAAATTGAAATTCTGTATAAGATTTTAACAAAAAAAGATCTATTTGTATAAATGACTTGTTAAATTGGAAAATTTTTCGTATGTTTGTATTGTTATTTTACTACTCTATACCCGGTATAAGACAGCTTATAAAAAAAGTAATATAAAATAAAGTTAATTAAAATCTAAAATAAAATTCAAAAATGAAACAAAAGACAGAAAAAGAACTAATAGAAAATTACGATAAGTTTATTAGATTGATTAATAAATACTTTACAGGTGAACGATTAGATAAAATGTTATTTATGTATTCAGCAAATGAGTTAGGTGGTAATTTAACAGTTTCACCTGCATCTGGTAATTTAAATTATCATAATGCTTATAAAGGTGGGTATATTGATCATATTTTTAATGTTTCTAAAAATGCAATTCAAATGAAAAAGACATTTGAAGAAGCAGGTGGTATTTGTGATTTTACAATGGATGAATTGTTATTTGTATCTATTCATCATGATTTAGGAAAATTAGGTACAAAAAATGAATTACATTATTCAGAAAATAATTCAGATTGGCATATTAAAAATAGAGGTGAAGTATTTAAAAGAAATGAAGCAAATTCATTTATGACAATTACTGATAGAACTTTCTTTTTATTAAATCAGTATGGTATTACTTATAATGAAAATGAATACTTTGGTATAAAATTAACAGATGGGCTGTATGATGAAGATAATGAAAAATACTTTAAAGTATATGATACTACTAAATATCTACGTTCAAATATTCAGTATATAATGCATTGGGCAGACCATATGAGTACCATTATTGAAAGACAGAATTACTTAAAAGGAGTATAATTAAAAGTAATGATATAATTAGTGCATGGGTAGGGTATCTATTATTCTACCCATTTTTATTTATTAAAATATATATTAATATGATTTATAAAGAAAAAGTAAAAGGATTACTATCTACATTAGAAGGAAAAATCCGAGTAATTGAAGCCGTTGCAAACGGTTCAATGCAGGTATCAAACAGTGATGTATTACAGATTATTAGTGATACTAAAAAAATTAGAGAACGTATTGAAGAATTGGTTGACATCGAACGTTAAATACAAATTAGTTCAATTAAAAAAATAAGTATGAATTGGCTTAAATATTTAGTAGGTGTTTCGGCACTGATTGTGGCGGGGTGCGCTGCGTATTTTTCCGTAACTGGGTTAGGGGTATTATTTTCAGGCGCATCGGTTGAGGTAATGATAATGGCTTCTTCATTAGAATTAGCTAAATTAGTAACTGCAACTTATTTGAAACAAAAATGGTATGATATTAAGGGAATTATTAAATGGTATTTAACTATATCCGTTATTACATTGATGTTAATCACTTCCGCAGGTATCTTTGGATACCTTTCAAACGCATTTCAGGCACAATCACTTCAATTACAACAAGTAGATAGAGAAATTGCAGTTCACCAAACTAAAATTGATCAAAATACTATCCAAATTACACAACTTTCTACTCAAATTACCGAATTTAACACTAATCAGGGTAAAATATTAGATGGTGGTAAGGTAAACTCTCGTCTTATTCGTTCAATTGATAACAGAGATAGACAAATTAGCAAAATTAACGATAAAATTTCAGATTTACAAACACAAAATTCAGAAGAAACCGAAAAAATCAATCAAATTAAGATAAAAAATTTAGATTTGGAAAAAGAAGTAGGTGGTTTTCGTTTTGTAGCCGAATCGTTTGGTATAGAATTGAAAAATGTTGTAAAATTCTTTATATTTTTGATTGTATTTGTGTTTGATCCGTTAGCAGTAGCTCTAATCATCGCATTTAACGGAATGATTGAAGATAAAAAACGTAAACAAAAAGAAGCTTTAGTTGAAATGATGCGAGGTGATGAAGAATTAGGATTGTATGAAGTTTATGGTGATAAAAAAGAAGATTTAGTGGAAAATATTCAACAAAATACCGAAGATAGTGGAAAAATTTTACCAATTGAAGAAAAAACGGATGGTATAGTGGAAAATAATTCACACGATGATACCCATCTTTCCGATTTAAAGTGGGAAGAGTTTATGCATCCAGATTTTCCATGGGCTAAGAAGAATTTATGGATAAATAACCCAAAAGCAGTACAATATTGGATTTCATCAAAAAATGGTAATATGAAAGAACTCTATCGTATTAGAAATGAAGAAGAAAACATAAAAAAATATTAAATTTGGAAATATAAAATATTTTTCGTATATTAGTTGTATGAATTTAGGATATGCCTGTATAAATATGACAATTGGTAAGAAAGTCACTACAAATCGTACTATGATTAAGCGAACTTACCAACAAAAAGGTTTAGATTATGTATCTGAACTCGCATTACTCAATGCAAAAGATATTATTAAGATTTTAGAGTGGAATAGGTTAAATGGAATTAAATTCTTTCGTTTATCTTCTTCAATTATTCCGTGGGGTGATGGATTGGATTTAACTCAATTAAAAGATTATAAAGAAATTAAAAGTGAGTTGAAGAAAGCAGGTGATTACGCTAAATTCCATAATATTCGTATAAATTCCCATCCCGGTCCATTCAACGTATTACCATCACCAAACGAATCAGTTGTTCAGAAAACTTTTGCTGATTTAGAATTGCATGGCAAAGTATTTGATATGATGGGGTTATCTAAAACACATTATAATAACATTAATATTCATTGTAATGGTGTGTATGGGGACAAACAATCTGCTATGGATAGATTGATACAAAACTTCAAAAGATTATCACCAAGCGTACGCAAACGATTGACATTGGAGAATGATGATAAGGCTTCAATGTATTCAGTTAAAGACCTTATGTATATCCATCAGAATACAGGCATACCTATTGTATTTGATTACCACCATCACCAATTTTGTACCGGTGATTTATCGGAAGAGCAGGCACTTAAATTAGCAGCTACAACTTGGCCTAAAGAGATTAAGCAAGAAGTTCATTATTCGGAAAGTAAAGCATTACATGAAAACAACCCAAAAGAAAAACCACAAGCACATTCCTATCTTATTAATGCCCTCCCCAACACATATGGTTTGGATTTGGACATTATGGTTGAATGCAAAGCTAAAGAATTAGCAATTTTACCTTTTATAAAATAATATGAAACTAATAATAGAAAAAAACCAATTAGGACTTACAGATAAACAGTTTGTAGAATACTTAAAAACACCAATTCAAAAAACAGAAATGACTGCTTCTGAAATAGATGAATTACATACCACATTGGAAAATGGTTTAACAAAGTTTGGTGGTTTGGGTATATCTGCCACACAGTTGGGAATTAAAAAAAGAGCCTGTTTTATTAAATTTGGCGATGATGAAAATGGGAGAGAATTATTATTAATTAATCCAGTTATCACCGAGCGTTCTAAAGATGGGTTTTTATTTTACGAAGGGTGTCTTTCAATACCATCCACAATGAAACAACCTATTAGAACTATACGTGCTTGTAAAGTAGTGGTACAATCCGATAATATGGGTGAATTGGTTTTTGAAATAAACACAGAAGGTGATAAGGAGCAAGTTTCAGTAGAAACTATGATGACAGTTTTGGTTCAGCATGAAATTGATCATTTAGATGGAATTACTGTTAAAGATAGACAATATACGACTACTATTAAGAGTAAAGTAAATTATGGTAGAAATGATAAGGTAGTAATGAAATCTCCAAACGGTGAGTTGGTGGATATCAAATATAAAAAGGCTAACGAATATTTTTTAAAAGGGTACGAAATCGTTTAATATATGGAAATAATAATAATAACACTATTTACTATAATTCTCTTAGCTGCGATTTGGGTAATCTATAATCTTATAACAAAATTGGAAAACTACGAAGATGTTATTGATGATTATGAAAAATTTATAGAAACAGAATTAATAAGAAACGAAGCATTACTGGAAGCATTAAGACAGATAGATAACCGTCAAATGTTTGAGAAGGATGATGAAGTAGGATCTATTTTTTATCAAATAAAAGAAACTATTGAAAAATTCAAACTCAAACAAAATGATAGTAAAGAAGAAGAGAAATAAACAATATTTTACAAAAGATACCGAAAATGCAATTGTAGAATATAATAAATCAGAAACACAATTAGAAAAGGATAAAATATATAAAGATAGAATTAAACCTGCATTTGATAAATTAGCCGAAATAGTTTACAATAAGTGGAAGTTTAGTTACTTTGATGATGATCCACAGGATGTAATGTGTGAAACGGTTGCCTTTATGATTGAAAAGATACATATGTATCAAGAAGGTAAAGGTAAGGCATTTTCATATTTCACAATCGTTGCTAGAAATTATTTAATTCTAGCAAATAACTCCAACTATAAACGGTACAAAGATACCGATATTATGTCACATATGCCGCAGGGGTGGGATACTGAAAATAATTGGAAAGAAGAAACTAAAAATGACGAATATAAAACATTCAATAAACGAATGTTAGAATATTGGGATGAGCATTTGGAAACCCATTTTCCAAAGAAAAGAGATATGCAAATTGCAGATGCCGTTTTAGAACTCTTTAGAAGGGCAGAATACATAGAAAATTTTAATAAAAAAAGTTTATATCTACTTATTAGAGAGATGACCGGCTATCCAACTCATTATGTAACAAAGGTTGTTAATAAAATGAAAGAAACTCAAACTGTTTTATTTAATCAGTTTATGGATGAAGGTGATATAGAAATTTAATAAAGATATGATACAGTTAGGATTATCCGCATTTTATCACGATTCATCGGCTGCTTTATTGATAGATGGTAAGGTAGTTGCTGCAATTGAAGAGGAAAAGATTAGTGGTATTAAGCACGATAACTCATTTCCAATACAGGCTATTAAATGGTGTTTAGAATACACAAACATAACAATTGATGAAGTTGATGTTGTGTGTTGGTATGAAGATCCTGATTTAAAATACGATAGAGTAGCGAATACATTGGGTAAAAGATGGATATCTAAAAATAAAACCTGGAATAAATTTAAAGATACATTTTCTAAAACAGAAGGTGATTTAAAAAATTATTTAAAAAATGAAATCAATTATACCGGTGAATTGGTATATGTAAAACACCATTATTCACATTTGGCATTTTCATTTTATACATCACCATACAAAAAGGCATTAGGAGTATCAATAGATGGAGTTGGTGAATGGGATACTGCATTATTTGCAATAT